GGGTTTAGCGGTAAACAAGCGCGGCGGTTTATTAATAACTACAGACCTGCTCCCGCTCAAACCTCTACTTCTGATCAAACCTCTACTTCTGATCAAACTTCTACCGTAACTCCACCCCCAGTTAAAGGTCAGGGTGTTAGGCAAGGGCTTAGAATTGGAGGAGTAGGAGGTATTAGTGGTCGTGATTTACGAAAAATTCAAAAGACTACTGGTGTTAGTAGTGATGAAAAGCTGATTAAAAGGCTCGATAAAATTAATAAAAACCTCAGGTCGAAGGATAAGACTGGTATCAGCCTGAACCAAGGTGCCCTTAATAGGATTGTTAGACGAGCAACAAAGGGTAAAGGTGGATCAGGACGAGGTCTCGGGTTTAATACCTTTGACTTTGGTGAAGGTAAGATTGGTCAAGACATTATGTCCCGAATCGGTTCCCCTGGATCTCAAGGGAGGTACGTTAAAGGGCAACTAGTTGGAGCCAGAGAGGCTATTGAGCCTAATTTCCTGACTCGTGGTATGCAAATTACTCCTGGTGGACGGGAACGGGTGCGGGGTTTAGGGAAGCAATACGAACTCCCCGAAAGGTTTAAACCAAAAGATGAGGGTGATGATAACGTTGTTGATAACGGTGATGATACCGTTGTTGATAACGTTGTTGACACCAACGAACCTGTAATCCCAGAACCCGAACCCGAGGATACCTCCCTTCCTAGTGAATTTGGTGGCTTTGATCTTGCATCATGGGCTAGTGGTTTCCGACGTGCTAAGTCATCTAGACGCCGTGCTGGAAGTAAAGCACAAGGTCTCGCATCACAAAAGAAATCACCATTTAAATCCTGGAAGAAGTAATGACAGCTAAATCAAGATACGACTTTCTAAGTAAGTATCGTTCACAGTTTCTAGACACAGCTGTTCAGTGCTCTCAGTTAACTCTTCCTACTCTCATCCAACAAGATGATGATGTAGGTCGGTCAACCAACCTAAGGTTTATCACACCATGGCAAAGTGTTGGTGCAAAGGGGGTAGTCACTCTAGCATCTAAATTGATGCTGGCTCTACTGCCTCCTCAAACCAGCTTCTTTAAGCTACAGATTGATGATTCAAAGATCGGTGTAGATCTACCAGCGGAAGCACGATCGGATCTTGATATCTCCTTTGCGAAGATGGAGAGATCCGTCATGGAAATTATTGCAGCATCTAGTGATCGCGTTACTGTACACCAAGCTCTTAAGCATTTGGTTGTCGGCGGTAATGCGTTGATCTATATGGGTCCTAAGGGGCTGAAGCTATATCCATTGAACAGGTATGTTGTAGATCGGGATGGTAACGGTGAAGTCCTAGAAATCGTAACAAGAGAACGGATCAGCCGTAAGCTCTTGTCTCCTATCCTAACAGCAGCGTACCCTGCTAATCCTCCTGGTGAGGATGGTACAGATAATGATGAAGATGTTGATGTCTATACCCATGTAAGGCGGGAGAACAACCGTTTTGTATGGCATCAAGAAGTCTTCGATAAAATTATTCCCGGTTCCCAAGGTAAAGCGCCTTTGGAATCTAATCCTTGGTTGGTACTTAGGTTTAATGTAGTAGATGGTGAAGCCTTTGGACGTGGTAGGGTAGAGGAATTCCTTGGTGATCTCCGCTCCCTGGAGGCATTGATGCAAGCACTCGTAGAGGGCTCTGCAGTCGCCGCTAAGGTGGTCTTTACTGTCTCTCCGTCTAGTACTACCAAACCTCAAACACTCTCCTCTGCGGGCAACGGAGCCATCATTCAGGGCCGTCCTGATGATATCAGTGTCGTACAAGTTGGTAAGACAGCTGACTTCAAGACAGCTATGGATATGGCTGGTGTGCTAGAGCGTCGCCTTAGTGAAGCTTTCCTGATTCTTAATGTACGGGACAGTGAACGCACTACTGCGGAAGAAGTACGGATGACTCAGATGGAGCTGGAAGCTCAACTGGGTGGACTATTCTCCCTCCTTACTGTTGAGTTCCTTGTACCTTACCTGAATCGTAAGCTCACTGTTCTCCAGAAGAACAACGACATCCCTAAGATCCCCAAAGATATTGTACGACCTACTATCATTGCAGGTATCAATGCACTTGGCAGGGGACAGGATAGGGAAAGCTTGGCTCAGTTCTTCACGCTTATTGCTCAGACACTTGGACCTGAAGCACTTGCTACTTACCTCAACCTTGATGAAGCTATTAAGCGTCTTGCTGCAGCCCAAGGTATTGATGCTCTGAATCTGGTTAAGTCGATTAGTCAGGTAGAGGAAGAACAAGCTCAGCAAATGGAGCAAGCACAAGAGATGGAACTGGTTAAGCAAACAGGTAACCTGGCTAAGGCACCACTGCTAGACCCATCTAAAAACCCAGACCTAATGAATCAACAGAATGGACAAACAAACCCCGACCAAGCCGCAGCGGCCCAGCAAGAAGCGGGCATCCCAGAAGGTGGACTCCTCGGCTGAAGAAACTAAACCTACTCCCGAACCAACTCCTAGTATGAAACGTACGAAGATTGGTGAGCCTACTATCGGTCGTTCCCCCAATTTCGTCAAGACTGTTGGTCTTGGCAATTTAACCGTTATCACAGCAAATGGCAAACGAAATTACTCTTAATCCATCAGAACAAGTTGAAGGTGAATTCTCTGCAGAAGAGCTTGACTCTCTAGCAGTAGGTGAACGTCTTGCAGAACAAGAACAACAGCTGCTGGCTGGTAAGTATAAGTCAGCAGAAGAGCTAGAGCGTGGGTACCTTGAACTACAGAAGCGCCTCTCTTCTTCATCTAATGAGGAGACCCCTACAGAGCAAGCAACAGAAGAGCCTGTAGAGGAAGAAGCAGAAGCTGAGGTAGATACTGATCTCTTTGATACCATCATGGAATCTTACCGTACTGGTGAGTGGAGTGAAGAGATCGTGAATGAGGTTAGCAAGATGGACCCCATTGATGTTGCTAACATGTTCTTGGAAAAACAAGGCGAGACGCAGCAGGGTCAAGGAGCTACTCAAGAGGATATTGACCAGATCCAAGAATCAATTGGTGGTTCAGATGAATACCAAAACATGATTCAATGGGCTGGTCAGAATCTCTCTGATAATGAGATCGCTATGTATGATAGGGTCATGGATCAAGGTGATCCCTACGCTATGTTCTTCGCTGTCCAAGCTCTTAATGCACGTTACCAAGACGCTATTGGTTATGATGGAGAGATGCTGACAGGCAGCGCCCCACGTAACACTGCTGATGCATTCCGTAGCCAAGCTGAATTGGTTGCTGCAATGAGTGACCCACGCTACGATAAAGATCCTGCTTATCGTCAAGATATTGCAGAAAAACTTGAACGCTCTAATCTTCAATTCTGATGACCACCAACATCTTCGCTAAAGAACCCACCATGTACACTGACAAAGACTACACTGTGCCCCACAATGAGCGGGCTGAACTCCTTAACGGTCGCCTTGCTATGCTTGGCTTTGTGGCTGCTGTAGGAGCCTATGTATTTACTGGTCAAATTATTCCTGGAGTATTTTAATTATGGGATGCGGTAAGAAACACGGCGGCGGTAAGAAGAAGTAACCGTCACAGCCCGTTGGCTCTGCGAGTGGGCTAACGGGTAGTAGGAGTAATCAATATTAAAGTTCTTCGCTTTATTATTATGATTCCTGTTCTAACTACTCTATCGGTGATCGCTAGTTGGTATGGTCCTGGTTTCCACGGTAACCTTACTGCTAACGGTGAGCGATATAATCAACATGCCCTTACTGCTGCGCACAAGACACTACCATTTGGAACACGCCTTCGTGTTTGCTTCAAGAGGTGTGCCGTTGTTCGGGTGAATGATCGTGGTCCTTACATTCCTGGTAGGAGTATTGATCTAAGTAAAGGTGCGGCTGATGCTATCGGTCTCACTGGTACTGGAGTTGGACAAGTCAAAGTTACACGACTTAATTAACTACAATGGTTACTATTGCACAACCCCAAACTAAAAATCTTTGGGACGATTTCTGCGATTGGGTAACCAGTACAGAGAACCGTCTTTATGTCGGCTGGTTTGGAACACTGATGATTCCGTGTCTCCTTGCTGCAGCCATTTGTTTTATTGTTGCCTTCGTTGCTGCCCCTCCGGTAGACATTGATGGCATTCGTGAGCCTGTTGCTGGCTCTCTTCTTTATGGAAACAACATTATATCGGGAGCCGTCGTTCCGAGCAGCAATGCCATCGGACTACACTTCTACCCAATTTGGGAAGCTAATTCACTTGATGAATGGCTCTATAACGGTGGACCGTACCAGCTTACCGTTTTCCACTTCCTCATTGGCATCTTTGCTTACATGGGACGAGAGTGGGAACTTAGCTATCGACTAGGAATGAGGCCTTGGATTTGTGTCGCATACTCTGCTCCGGTGGCAGCGGCTACCGCAGTCTTCCTGGTGTATCCCTTTGGGCAAGGTTCCTTCTCTGATGGTATGCCCTTGGGTATCTCGGGCACCTTCAACTACATGTTGGTCTTCCAGGCTGAACATAACATCCTTATGCATCCTTTCCATATGTTGGGAGTTGCTGGTGTTTTTGGTGGTAGCTTGTTTAGTGCTATGCATGGCAGCTTGGTTACGTCTAGTCTTGTCCGTGAAACGACTGAAGAAGTATCTCAGAACTACGGCTACAAGTTCGGCCAAGAGGAAGAGACCTACAATATTGTAGCTGCTCATGGTTATTTTGGACGTTTGATCTTCCAATATGCATCTTTCAATAATAGCCGTAGCCTTCATTTCTTCCTTGCTGCTTGGCCTGTTGTTGGTATCTGGTTTGCTGCTTTGGGCGTTTCGACCATGGCTTTCAATCTTAATGGTTTCAACTTTAACCAAAGCCTTATCGACTCTCAAGGGCAAGTAGTGAATACCTGGGCAGACATCCTCAACCGTGCTAACCTTGGCTTTGAGGTAATGCATGAACGGAATGCTCATAACTTCCCACTTGATTTGGCTACACATACAGCACCTGTAATCGGCTAATGACTAAAAAGAAATCAGTCAGTCTGAAGATTGGCGAACATAAATCAAGATCTGGTGGACTGACTGCTGCTGGCCGTCGTAAGTACAATGCCGCTACTGGATCTAACCTAAAGGCACCACAGCCTGAAGGTGGTCCTCGTAAGCGTTCATTCTGTGCTAGGATGGGTGGTGTCAAAGGTCCGATGAAAGATGAAAAGGGTCGTCCTACTCGGAAGGCTCTTGCCCTTCGTAAATGGAAATGCTAATGGCTAGACAAGGACTCTATGCAAACATCCACGACAAACGCGAACGTATCGCTAAAGGTAGTGGAGAAAAGATGAGGAAGCCTGGAGCCAAAGGTGCTCCTACGGCTGCTCAATTTAAGAAGGCAGCTAAGACAGCTAAGAAGAAGTAAGCTAAGTACGTTCATCCCTTTCGGGACGGGTACGCCTCGGGCTGGAACGCGCAGAGGCATTGGAGCTTACTACCATGGCTATCAAAGTTACCTACACTTATCGTGGCGTTAAGTACACGAAAACTGTGAACCGCTAGTGCGGCTTGGGGAGGTGCGATCCCTCCCTTCACTATTGACTATTGGCCGGTTACGACCGATACCCTTTAGTCATGACAGTCGGAGAGACGACACTTTTTCAAAAAACTTGAATGGCAATGAATACTGAAAATTCCTTGCAATTCCTAAGCGCTTAGGGAGACTGTAAACAACTCTCTCTTTTCTATTGTGGCTAACACTCTTATTACTTCGGTAGGCTCGATTAATAACACGAGCGCTACCCCCCTTGCTCTTGGTACTGCTTATGATACCAAGTATGCAACTTATCTGAAACTGTTCTCTGGCGAGATGTTCAAGGCGTATGAGTCTTCGACAATCGCTAAGGGCACTGTGCAAAGCCGTACCCTGAAAAATGGAAAGGCTATGCAATTCATCTTCACTGGCCGTATGGAGGCATCGTATCACCAGCCCGGTGAACCGATCCTGGGTTCTGGTGATCCCCCGGTGGCAGAGAAGACCATCGTCTGTGATGACCTTCTGATCAGCTCTGCCTTCGTGTATGATCTGGATGAAACTCTTGCTCACTACTCCCTGCGTTCTGAGATCGCTAAGAAGATCGGTCATGCCCTTGCTGAGGCTTATGACAAGAAGATCTTCCGTCAGATCGCTAAGTCTGCCCGTGAAGCTCACCCCATCACTGCTGCTCCTGGTCCTGAGCCCGGCGGTAGCGTGATCAACATCGGTGCTGGTAATGAGTATAATGCTCAAGCACTGGTTGATGCCTTCTTTGAGGCTGCTTCTATTCTCGATGAGAAGAACCTGCCTAAGCAAGGTCGTACCGCTGTGCTGTCCCCGCGTCAGTACTATGCTCTCGTGAGCCAGGTTGACAGCAACATCCTGAACCGTGACTTCGGTAACAGCCAAGGTAACCTCACCTCTGGTGAAGGTCTCTATGAGATCGCTGGTATCTCCATCAAGCGTTCCAACAACCTGCCCTTCCTGGCTGGTAACATCTCTACTGCTACTCCTGGTGAGAATAACGATTACACTGGTGACTTCACTAACCACTGTGGTCTCATCTACTATAAGGATGCTGCTGGTGTTGTGGAAGCTATGGCTCCCTCCGTGCAGACGACTTCTGGTGATGTGTCTGTGATGTATCAAGGTGACCTGATCGTGGGTCGTCTGGCCATGGGTTGTGGTACTCTGAATCCTGCTGCTGCTATTGAGCTGCAGAACCTCTGATAATTGGAGGTACTAACTGATGACTATTGCTGCTGGTACTTCTGTTATCATTCGGGAACCTAATGGTGTGGGTCTGGTAAGTTCTGAGACTTTCAACCCGCCCCGTCCTGTTGAAGTTGGCCGCTCAGTGACTGGTGGTGTAGAAACCAAGTATGTCCTGACTTCGACTGATGCAGACGGTAAACTTCCATATGCTACTTGATTGAACTATGGCTAATCCTACTATTGCTGCCGGTAATGGCGGTGTGAGTGGAGCTACTACTGGCGTGTCCGGTGGTAACACTGCTCTTCGTAATTCCGTAGCTAAGACTCGTCAGGGCTTCGGCTCTGCTGTAGCTGCTTCTACGGTTTATTCTGAAACCAAGAACCTGCGTTTTGCGTATCACCCTGTTGAGGCTGATGCACCTGCACGTAGCCGTGCTTGATTTCTAAACTTACGGGGAGTCCTTCGGGGCTCCCTTTTTTTATTCCTTTAATAACACTATTGTTATGCCGTTAACCAATAACGCTCCGGCTACACTGCAAGCTGTTAATGAAATTTTATCGTGTATTGGTCAGGCGCCTGTAACCACCATTGAGGCACAGACCATCACTTATGAGGATGGAACAACTGTCGAGGCTGTAATCAACCCGGAAGTTGCAATTGCATACGAGACACTTCTGCAGGTCTCAAGAGAGGTACAAGCTGAAGGTTGGACATTCAACCGAGAGTTTGAATACCCTATCACACCACAAACTAATGGGTATCTACCCTTGGATGCTGGTATGCTGCAGATGGATCTGAGTGATACATTAGATAACAGTAATTACGATACCGTTATACGTAACGGTCGTCTATATGATAAGATCGCTCATACAGATGTATGGGATACCAATAAGACATATTCAGTTGATGTGTTGTGGTATCAAGAATTCCCAGATCTCCCACAAGTATTCCGCGACTACATCACAGCACGAGCTGCTACACGGTGTGCTATTCGTCTTGTTGGTGATGTAAACTTAACCCAATCCTTAGCATCCTTTGAAACATGGCGTAGGGCTAACTGCATTGAGTATGAATGCAACGAAGGTGACTACACTATGTTTGGATTTAGGAAAGGTGATGGGTTCTATAATAGCTACCAACCATTCAAGGCACTTTCACGATGACAGCAGTATCTCAACGAATCCCTTCATACACTGGTGGCGTCTCACAGCAAGCCGATGAAAAAATAGCTTTAGGTCAGGTAAAGGAAGCGTTGAACTGCTACCCTGATGTTACCTTGGGAATGATCAAACGTCCTGGTGGTAAGTTCACTTCGTTACTTAATGGACTTACGGCGAGTACTGCAGATAACCAAGCCTGGTTCAGTATGTTTCGGGATAATGCTGAGAAGTATATCGCTACTATTTCAACTAGTGGGGTTCCTAGAGTTTGGAACTTGTTAACAGGGAACGAAGCTACTATTAACTACCCAACTGGTAAACAGGCAGCCATCAATTCATACCTAACTGCTACTGATTCACGTAGCATTAAAACGCTTACTATCAATGACTTCACGTATGTTGTTAATAGTGAAAAGACTGTAACAGCTAAAGCTGCACCAACCTTTAATGCTAACAGACAGGCTACTCTTATTGTCACTGGGGTAGAGCATGATGATAGTTATTCAATAACTATCGGAGCCCAAACATTTACATATACCACACCATCATCTAACTCTGGTAAGTTAACATTGACTCAGGTGATGACCGGTATTTACAACGCGATCACCTCTGGGTTCACTACAAAAACTATTATTGACAACACCATTTACCTGACGTTTAGTGCTGCCACTAATGTGTTTGGACAAGCGGGGCCTACAGGTAAAGATCTGCGTGTCTTTCAAGACTCAGTAAGTTCGCTTTCTTCACTACCTGAACAAGCAAAGCATGGGCAGGTGGTAAAGGTTAATAGCACTACAGCTAGTCAAGACGATTACTATCTAAAGTTTGTCGCAGATGATGGTATTAAAGGTAAGGGTTATTGGCAGGAGACAGTATCTCCTTCTGTGAGCACTGGTATCAACGAACAAACAATGCCTGTTGTTTTAATTCGTGATACTATATCCCCACTCACGTTTACCGCCACATTTCTTGATGGCTCTGTAACTATTAACAACCTAGCTCTGCAGTGGGAACCTAGATTGGTTGGTGATGATGAATCCAACAGTCACCCGACCTTTGTCGATAATACTATTCAAGATGTATTCCTGTTCCAGAATAGACTTGGATTCCTAACAGAGGATAACGTCTCTATGTCCCAAGCTGGGGACTACTATAACTTCTACCATAAATCTGCTACCACCTTAGGTATTGCTGATCCTGTTGATCTAAGTTGTGCTAGTATTAAACCAGCTACGCTACGTTCAGTAACCCCTATCACTCAAGGTCTACTTCTGTTTAGTGATAGCCAGCAATTCCTTATGGAATCGGAGAATGGTCCGTGGACTGCTACTGATGTAACAATCAGAACGATTGCTAACTACGAATGTGATCGCTACCTTAAACCTATTGATTTAGGTTCTACTGTACTCTACACAAGTAGGAACCAAAGCTGGACACGAGCGTTTGAAATCTTTACACGAGGACAACGGGAAAGCCCCTCGGTGAATGAATCTAGTAAGCTTGTACCTGAGTGGATCCCTAAAACAATTAACCACACAGCAGGTAGTGCTCAAAATGGTCTTTGGATTGGATCTGATAACACCTCCAAATATGTCTACCTGTTCAGGTTCTTTGAGCAGGGGGATGAACGAGTACTATCGTCTTGGGTTAAATGGCTGCTTCCGGCTAATGTAATCCATACAGATATCCAAAATGATATTTTGTACATCTTGAGTAGTGATACCATTGGATACTCTATCACTCAACATAACCTAGTTCTATCTCCAACTACTGGTGGACTTGTTAATAGTTTAGGTAATGCTGTAGACCCTCATCTAGATTCTTGGTGTGAAGTAACTGATGCTACTATTGTTAACCCTGCACCACCTACTGCACCTACATACGACGCTACTTCTAAAACAACAAAGGTCTACCTACCTACATACTTTGATGCCACACAAGATATCAACTTTGTGGTAGGTCTACAGAAGACTGGAAGTCCTGGTACTGCATCTGGTTATACTGGATTAGTAGATGTGCAGGTAGATGGAGGAGGTAATTACTTTATTATCTCAGGAGATGTATCTAATAACTACATCTATGTAGGATACCAGTACAACATGGAGCTAACTCTACCTCGTTATTACTATTCACTGGGTGAGCAGGGAGCTGACTTTACTGCAATAACCACTACTTCTCGTATGGCATTTTATACAGGATTGGGTGGTGATGTTTATTTCAGCATTCAAGATCGGGGTAGACCTACTTGGAGAAGTATTGATGGTGCAAGGGTAGCAGATTTTTACATCTCTGATACCTCACCATTTAGAGATACATTTGTCTATAAAGTACCTATTTATCAAAGGCCAGATAACTATACAATGAAAGTTACTTCAAATACTCCATTCCCTGTTAGTCTGGTAGCTATGCAATGGGAAGGACAATACTCACCTGGATTCTTTAGGAGGACATAAATATGGCTTTACCGTATTTGGCTACCTTTGCTTCACAAGCTATACCAGCTATCCTTGGGGGAATAGCAGGTCAATCTGAAGCTGATGCTAAGAATGCTGCACAAAGGCGGCAAGATAAGCAGAACATGCTTAATTGGCGCTACGGTAAGAAAAGCACTAAGCTTGATTACCGTCACGCTAAAGAGCAGTGGAGGATGAATATACGCAACGATGAAACTGTCGCTGCGTGGAGGGACCAAACCAATCTACAGGATTGGAACTATAACCTAAAGATCCAAGACTATGAATATGCCTCTCAAATGAGGCAATATAACAAGTCAAATCAAATTGCTGATCAGCAGCTCACCTTTAATGCTATGGCACAGAAGGTGGCTAATGAGGCTGAGTATCGTAAGTTAGAGGATTCAACGAAAGAGATTGCATTTCAAAACCAAGATCTCATTATCAAGGCTGTTCAATCTGAAGGGGCTGCTGCTGTTAAAGGGCAGCAAGGTAGGAGTGCTGAGAAGGCTGGACAAGCTGAGCTAGCCTCCCTTGGGCGTAACCAAGCTATCCTTGCTGAATCACTCCTCAGTGCCAGGGCTGATACTCAAGCTGCTATACGTAAGATTGCTACTGATAAGTTTGGTGCTGATCTTGCTGCTAATGCTTCACGTATGCTGAAGCCTGAACGTCTACCCACACCACCGAAACCGCTTCGTACACCACGTACTGAGTTCCTTAAACCACGTAAACCAACCAAGTATGACTTTGGTCCTAAACCAATTAAAGGTGCTACGGTATCTTCTTTTGGGTCTTGGATGGATGCTGCTGGTGACATTGCCAGTGCTGCCATTGGCGGTATTGGTAAAGATTGGTTGAAATCAACATAGTAACAAAAATGGATCAAGTTAATTACAGAGGGTACGCCCGTAGTGTAGGTTTTGATCCTGTTAAAGCTCCGTCGGAAGGGTTGCGTCAAATGGCAGCCCGTGACGAACGTATCATACGTGGTATGGAGAAGAACCGTCAGGAGATTAAACAGGTAAGGGACCAATATGGTTCAGCTTTGGAACGTAAGCTCGATAGAGAGCAACGTGATCGTGATCAAAATTATCGTTGGAAACAACAACTAAGAGAGACTAGGTTCAAAGCTCAAGAGGCTAATGCTAAGGTTCGCATTCAAAACGAATTGGTACGTGGTCAGAATGCAATATCTACTCTAGAAGGTCTCTCTAAGTTTAGCACCACGATTGCTGATTCTTTAGTGGAGCTTAAAAAGCGTCAGGATGAGGACGAATACAACAATGAGCTTATCTCTTTCATGGAAAAGGGTGGACTCTCCACTCAAGAGCAAACTAGTCTAGATAACAGGACAGCTCTTTTAAAGCAAGCTGGTGACGCTAGTGATAAGATTGCTGGTGGTCTACAAGATCGTGGTGTAGATCCTAATGTTGTCACTAAACTACTTACAGGTAATAAGAATAGAGATGTAGCTCGTGTAAAAGTTCAAGCCGAGATAGCTACTGCTGAATTTCCAGCATTCTTGCAGGAGCAGTATGAACAGCAAGGTTTACACACAGCACCTGAAAGAGCAGCCGCTGCACCTGAACTACTAAAGGAGTTCTTAAAAAAGAATCAACTCTTTGGTCTTAGGTATGACTTCTTGGGGGAGTATCTGCTTAAAATGAGAGGTGCTATCAACTCACAAGTTGAATCAGCACGTAGGTCTGATGTAGCTAACAAGTCATCTCTGATGAGGGATGATGCTACAAGTGAACTTATCCGTACAAAGAGTGGTGAGTCACTGACTGCAGCATTTAACCTTATCTCCCGTACCTACGGTGCTGATGGTAGAACTCCACTGGGTAGGTCTGCTGCTAAGAATGAGATCTATAAACTCCTCAGTGACACCACCCTCTTCTCTAATGCTGATGTAGAGCGTATCCTTAGGGAAGCACAAACTGATCAAGGTAGTTGGAGGGATAGGTTCCCTCGTGATTATGATACTCTAATCTCTCAACGTCAAGCTGATACAGAACGTGAGTATCAAGCTAAGGACACTGAAGAGCGTCGTGCTGGTAAGGAAGCTGAGAAGCAACTCCTTCAATGGGTAAAGGATGAATGGGATGGTAGTGAGGAGACCCTCCAATCTATCATTCAAAAAGCTAAAGAAGAGGGCATCCCAACCGAACGTCTCCAAAGCTACCTTGCTACTACTAATGAACAGCAGAACATAGATTTCTGGAATGATAATTTCAAGGAAGCTTATGAGAATGGGACATTAGATACAGAAATGGTGGATGCTCCTGGTGTCCCATTTGAAGCACGTAATAAGTGGAGGAAACTTGCTAAAGAGTTATCGGATATCCGTAACGAAACGGGCATCACTAAAAAGGAGGTCGAGGAAGAATTTAAGGGAGCACTTAAGTTTAACTTGATTGGTGATAGTACAGATCGTACACCACACGTCAGTCATATCCAAGCTACCAGCTTTGCTCTTAAAGAGTATTACAGGCGCTTGAAGTCCTATTCTAAGGACGGCACTATGTCCCCTCCTGAGGCTGCTCAGAAGGCACGGATTGATGTGTTGAATATGATTAACAATAAGACTGGCCCCTTCACTCTTACACCTTCTGTTGACGCTAAAGGTACCCAGGCATTCTACAATAAGTTCACTCCTGGTAATCATGCTGGTGCTCCTACTGGTCTGAAGGCTATCAATGCTGAAGCTGCTGCTGCTGAATTTGGTAAAGATCCTAGTGTCATGAATCGTGCTAACCTTGTTAGTACTGGTGTTATCACTAGAATTGCTCAACAATTGGAAGCAGGTAGGTCAGTACCAATCCCTCCTATTTTCCAGGAATATGCTAAGGCCAGTAAGGGGCAATACACTGCTGAGGATATTGTCAATGCTCAACTGCAAAAGCATGGCTTTACTCAACAGATTCAACCCGGTGCTGTTCAAGCAGTTAAACAGTCTATTAATGATCCCCGACTTCAACGCATCTTTGAGAACAATCGTCTAACTCAAGATAACCTCAACACTGCTATCATTGGTAGTGGCAATGCTCCTGCTACTATACGAGTTGGTACAGCTGGTTTCCAAGATGTTATTGCACTTGGTCAAGCTTCTGGCTTCCAATTCCCCCAAGTAATGGCTGGTATGTGGGCTGAAGAAAGTGGATGGGGTAAACACCACTCTGGTAAAAACAATGTGTTTAACATTAAGGATTACAGTGGTGGTGGTACATTGATGAATGGTAGTCGTTGGCGTGATTACAGCTCTGTATTGGAATCAGGTAAAGACTTCACTGAATTGATGAAGAATAGTCGCTATGCCCCTGGTCTAGCT